CGCTGCATCTTGACGGAGTCGCGGTAGGCGCGCCCCTTCATGCCGTCGTTGGCGATCTTCGCCCCGGCCTGAAATCCCGACAGAAAGTCCTTGAGCTCCTGGTCGAACGACATCGTTAGCGCCTCGTGGGTAGCACGCCGGGGGTGGCCGAGCGGACCTCCGGCTTGGCCGGGGCCTGCTCCTTACCCTTGCGGGCAGCCTGGACCAGCTTCTGAAGCTTCTCCTCGCCGTACCAAGCGACGACGTCCTTCGGCAGGACGAACTCGCCGACGTTGAGGCGGGCCGGCACGTCGTCGGTGGCCTGTCCTCCTGACGGGCTCATGGTGGCGCGAACGTGGATGCCCTCGTGGTTCATGCTGGTGGGCACTGCGCCCTGCGGCGGTCCCTGCGGGGCCCCCTGGGGCATCATCTCCGGGTCGACCGCGCCGCCGTCCTCGAGGAACATGGTGGCGAAGCCAAGCCCGGTCCCGAGGATACCGCCGATGCCCGAGCTCTGGCTCTTCTTGGCGTTGTAGTACGCCATCTGGTTCTGGTAGCCCTGGGTGAGCGCGTTGCCCCACACCCCGAGCGCCTGGGTACCCTGCCCCTGCCACTGGGCCGGATTACCCGTAGCGTTGGAGCCGGTGGCGAAGGTCTGGTTGTTGAGCTGGCCCGCCTGCAGCACGCCATTCATGCCGGCTTGCGCGTAGCCGAGCCCGGTCTGACCGAAGCCCTGAGCAGCGCCAGCGGCAGCCGCCCCAGCGCCGGCAGCACCGGTGCCCATACCGAAGGCCTGAGCCGCCTGCGCGGGATACCCGCGGCCAATATCGACGACGGCGGCGCGCATGGCGCGACCCTTGTCCTCGACGTTGATGCGGGCCTGGTTCTCGGCACCGGCTGCAGCCTGCGCCTGGTTGAGACGCGCGCCGAGGTCCAGCGCGGCGTAGCGGGTCTGCGCCGGGTCAATGCCGAACGACTCAAGCTCGTCGAGCGACGCGCGGCGCGCGGCGGCGTACTGCTGCGCAACCGAGCCGGCGGCCCGGCCAGCTTCGAGCTCTTGGCGAGCCTTGGAGCTGTACGATTCGGCGTCCTCGATCAGACTGTCTTCGATTGGCTGGAAGACGTCCTTGTAGCGCTGGCGGTCCTCGCGCGCGTAGCCCATCGCTTCCTCTTGGAAGCCGAGCTGCTTGCGCTGAATGTCGAGTTGTTCGCCGGCACGCTGGTCCAGCTTCTGGGCCATCTCGCGGTCGAGCGCGTGCTGCTCGAGCGAGAGCTCAAGCGCCTGGTCAGTCCATGCCTTGGTGTCTTGATACGTTTCGCGCGCCCAGGCGAGTTGCTCCTGTGCGATCTGGTAGCTCATCATTGCCGACGCTTGACTGGCCTGGGCAATGGGCCCGTAGTCTGGCGGCGGAGGTGGCTTGGACTTACCCCCCACTTATGTCCCCCTAGAGGATTGGTATTGGGCGGGGCCCGAGCGCCAGCCACCGACAATCTTCACGATACATCGATAGAACATTTAAGTCACCGTCAGGAAAGACATCTTTTAAGACTGTCTCTACCTTGAGGCCGAACTTGAGATCGAGGTCGAGGGCTACTTGATTAGTAGCTTTCACTCTTCCCCAAATCTTCTTCACACCTAACTGGTTGAAGGGGTAGTCAAAGCAAACCCAAATCATATCACGGGTGATCCAGCCCGGATGGATCCCGCAAAGGTGGAGCTCGATGCTGCCGTCGCGGCCGGTGTAGCCGGTGTAGATCACGCCCCCGCAGACAACGCCGTCCTTGATCCGGGCGACGATCTGGTCGACGCCGGGGTGGAACACGAAGTTGTCCCCGTTGGCGTTGAGCCACTCCTCGAGAGCGAGCCCGTCGGAGATGTTATTGATTCGGATTCCGGTCTTTGGATTGCTGAACAGCGGCACGGTGAGTCTCCATCTTCTTGAGCCACGCCTGCATGGGAGCGGGGTCGCCCATCTCTTTGGCGTAAGCAGCATCTAGGTACTCCTCAGGCGAGGGACGCTTCGGCCGACCGCGCTCTTCGTTCTCGGCCTCGGCCGCGTTGCGGGCAGCGTTGAGCTTGAAGAGTGCCTCTTTGTCCTTGGCGGTCAGGTTGAAGAATTTACCTTCAGAGGTAACCGCGCCGGGCTCGATCCCCTCCTTATCGACGGGGACGTATTCCGGGTGCTTCTCCTTGACGAAGTCCCAGATGTGCTTGGGCACGAAGCCGCTCTGCACGACCTCGCCATGCTCGATGACCACGTAACGCTGGACCTCGACGGGCCCGGGCGGCACGAAGCCAAGGGGGTTGTCTTTCCAGTCGCTCATCTGTGGATCGCCACTGCCCAAAGCTGCCCAAGCATGTGACACTTCCCGTCGTCGGTGTTCTGGTTGTAGAGGTCGACGTAATAGCTACCCTCGCTGAGGGGGCCGTAGACAGCCCCGCCCTGGCACGACATGCAGGCGATCTGCATGTAGTTGATCGCCCCGGTGACGTTGAAGTTGGCGTCGAAGGCGAAGGCCGACTCGACGATGGCATCCCAGGCCGTGAAGGCCGCGACGACACTGCCGAACACACGGGCGGTGTAGACGCGGAATTTCAAGTAGTTGCTGGGCTGCTGGTACGGGTTGATCGTCCGCAGCGAGTAGCCGTAATACTCGGACACGGCCGCGCTGATGTGGAGATAGCCGCCCTGCTTGACGTAGACCCAGACCCCCCAAGCCTGGCCCGGGCCGAGATACCCGTTGGTGCCGGCGAAGGCGCTGATCGCGCCTTGGGCGATCCCCTTGCTGTTCAGGGAACCCTCAACGATCAAGTCCCCGTAGATCGTGACGCTCGACCAGAACTCCATGAGGTACTGCACGGTGCCGTCGAGCTTGAGTACGCCCGTGAAGACGTAGCCCCCGGTTTGGCCGTTGATGTAGCCGTTGATGCCGTGGCGGATGTAGAGGCCGTTGATCGACGAGGTGTTCTGGCTGATGACCGCCGTGTTGCCCGCCATCTGCGTCTGCAGGGTGCTAGTCTGTGAGGCCAGCGAGTTGATCTGCCCGCCGTAGAAACTGAGCTGCTGGGAGTGGCTGTTGATGGCGTTCTGCAGGCTGCCGTCGTTGGCGATCCGCGCCTGGGTCTCGACCGCGACGTTGGCGTTGGTCTGACCAAGCCGGGCGTCGAGCGACTGGAGGCTCTGGACGAGGAGGTTGTCCTGGCTGATCCGGACGTTCTGCTCGTCGACGAGGCTGGCCGAGAGCTGCTGGTCTGCAGTATCGAGCCGGGCCGCCAGCGAGGTGACGGTCTGGGCCATCGCGCCGTCGGCGTCCACCCGGGCCCGGGCCTCACTGTCGATGTTCGCCTGCAGGAGGACCTTGGCCCCGTTCAAGCTCGTGGTGAGTGACACCTCGAGGTTCGTGATGTCCTGAGCCAGTGCGCCAGTGGCGCTGATCCGCGCGGTCTGCTCATTGGCGATGAGCGCCTCGAGCTCGGCCTTGTTGCCGTTGATGACGGTGGTGAGCGAGGTGTTAAGGTTGGTGATTTCCTGGGCGAGCGCAGTCGTTGCGGTAACCCGCGCGGTCTGCTCCTCGACGATGGAGGCCTCGGCCGCGACCTTGTTGTTGTTGATGGTCGTGGTGAGCGTAGCTTCGAGGGTGGTGATCTGCTGGGCGAGCGCCGAGTCGGTGGTGGCGCGGGCCTGCTGCTCCTGCACGAAGCGGGCATCGACGTCAGTCTCGATACCGCCAAGGCGCGAGTCGACGTGGGCTTCCAGGGTCTCGACCGAGAGGGCGATGGCTTCGTCGGCGTCGGCGTAGGCGCGCTCGACCTGGGTGATCCGGGCGTTGGTGTCCACCAGGCCGTTCATGGCCCCGTCGACCCGGGCCTCAAGAATGGTAGTCCGCTGGGCGAGCGCAATGTCCTTGGCGGCGTAGACCTCGTTGACCACGATGATCCGCGCGAGCGCGTTGTCTACCTGCTGCTCGAGCTGGAAGATGCGCTCGTCCACGCCGAACGAGTCGAGGTCACCGCGCTGCCCGGTAAGTAGTTCCACGCTCTCCTTGAGCGCGAGCACCGCCGGGTAGAGCCCGCCGGCGACGTCATAGGGCTCCGGAATAGCCGGCCAGCGGCTAGACATTGCGGAGCTCCGCGACGGAAGTGGCTAGGCAGAGCGCGTGGACCTCGGCTGTACCTTCGAGCTCGAATTGCCACACGTCTGCCATGAACCCGGCAGGGAGTTTCACTTCTTCGCCGGATACCGTGAATTCGCGCGCCATGACCAGGGTCTTGGTCACGGTGCCGTCATACCCTCGGAGGTAAGCCCACACTCGGAGCATCACCGACCCGGGCATCGGGAAGAAGATCTGAGCGACCTTCATGTTGACCGGCACCTGGAGCTGGAACTCCTTGGAGCGCCAGACGTAGGTCGCCGTGGTGGTGCTGGGCGGCAGCCACTCGTAGATGTTCCCGCTCGCGATGATATACGGCCGGCCGGTCCAGGCATCGCTCCGAATGTCGTAGAGGTTGCCGAGGCCGGTATCCAGCCAGCAGACGCCCTGTTCCTGCGACATCGGGCGGAAGTAGAAGCCGGCGACGGTGCCCGGGTAGACAGCCTGGTAGGTGCCGTCGAGCTCGACCGCGCGAATGCTGCGAGGGTAGAACTCTGTGCCCCAGGTGTTGCGGCCGATGATCTTGTCGGTGATGTTCTGGAGCCCGGCCGGGCCGTAGTGCATGAGCCCGTTGTCAGACGCAAAGACCACCCCGCTCGGGGTGCTCACGATGGACGCCTTGGAAAGGCAGGGGGCGGGCACCTTCGAGGGTGTCAGCACCATGTTCGACGGGTTGATGCCGGTGACCACGGCGGGGTGGCCGGTGGTCAAAATCACCGCGCTGTTACCGAACACGCCGATACCCACGACGGGGTACTCGGTGGTCAGTGTGTAGACAGCCGGCCAGGCGTGCGGCCGGTAGGGCTCGGAGAAGTGGATGTTGTTGTCGACCCAGCCCACCATGATGCCGTTGGCCATCATCGCGATGCCCTGCAGGCCGGCAGGGGGGCCGTCGTAGTTGGTGCTCTCGAGCTCGCCCTGGGCGGTGATCACCGCGTCCGTGGCGATGGTCCCGGTGTTATCGGTGTAGGTCACCACGCCCGAGTTGATGTCGGCCACCTTGTAGAAGGTCGCGGTGCCGTTGGCTGCGGTCACCGTGCGATAGATGCGCTTCTCGTTGATGGTGGCGCGGGTGGCGTCGAGCACCGGTGTCGGGATGTTGGTGAGCAGGTAGTCACCGTCGACCGGGCCCACGACGCGCACGGGGTCGCTGGGCTGGCTCTCCTCGCCGTAGATGTTGATGAAGGTCACCACGTAGTTGCGGGTGACCTCGGGCGGTGCCCCGTCACCGGTGGTGCCGGTGCCGGCGATGTACTGGACCTGCAGGCTGTTGCTGGGGCGGGTGATGCCCGAGAGCTGGGCCAGGTTGGTGGTGGACCAGTCGGTGGTCTCTGAAGCAGCCACTATCACGGCTTTGGAGAGCACGCGCAGGCCCGTGGTGGTACGACCGCACCAGTAGATGCGCTCGAACGAATCGTCGACCACGGGGGTCCGCTGCACGTCGGTGTCGGCGTCCGAGAACGCCATCCAGTAGGAGAGCGCCCAGTTCGACACGTCCCCAGTGGGGACACGGAACGCACGCCGCATCCACGACGCAACGCTCTTGTGTAGGGTGGGCGACGGGAGCCCCAAGAGGGAAGCCCCCGTCACGTCCACGTTCACGGCGTAGCTCGCCTGCCCCTCGGCAAGCGCACGCACCCCCAGCGAGGGGATCATGCCTTGGAAGGCAGTCAGGCGAACCGCAGTCATGGTCAGTCTTTCAGGACGTCGAAGTCGACCGGCTCGTCGCTGACGACAACGGTCGGGCGCTTCTTGTTTTTGGCGGTCTTCTCGACGTGGGCCTTGGCGGCCGCGGCAACCTTGGCGATCTGGAGGGCCTCCTCGTCGGTGATCACGCCTTTCTTGTGGGCCTCGGGATCAACCGGCTCGACGACCTTGGGCGCAGGGGCTGGCTCACCACGCGCTGCGACGGCGCGGGCCTCCTCCTGGAGCTTCTGGTTCTGGGCCACAAGCTTCCGGCCGAGTTCGATCTCGGCAAGCGTGGAGGCGGACATGGGCGGGAGCTCGCGCTCCGGCTCGAGTTCTTCAGACATGAGGGATCCTCGTAGTTGGCTGGTAGGAGACTAGAGGATGACTGGTAGTACATCCTCCGACCGGAACAGTATTAGCACAGACTTCGCTACGCGTACACGTGCTCAAGCTCGAGCATGTTAAAGAACTTCCAGGAGATGATCCGGCCGTCTTGGATCAGCAGGTTCCACACCCCGTAGTCCCACGGCGCCGGGGCGGTGCCCACGTAGTGGGCCCGCTCGCCGTAGGGCATCGAGGTGCCGAGATTGAAGACCTGGACCTTCTCGTTGCTGCCGTTCTTCACCGCGACGAGCTGCGCTGCAATGTGCGTGTGACCCATGACAAGGGACCGGCACTGGCGGCTCTTGATCGTGGTCTCGTTTGTGATCTCCCGACGACGTATGTCCAGCGGGCAGTGGACGAAGTCGACCCCGGCGATCTTGGTGTACTCACCGAACGCATGGTTCTTCCATCGGTACCGCGCGAATACCTGTTCGAGACGTACCGGCATGTCTCCGTTGGTCTTGGGGTGGGCCGCCGCGGCACGGCAAGCACGGTGCTCGTGGTTCCCCCAGGTATGGTCGACCCGGAACTCGCCGACGCCAATGGGAGCGTGGAAGAGCGACAGGGCTTCATCGGCTGACTCCAATTCCTCGTGGTAGGCTGGACGGTCAATGTCGTCCTGCGAGCCGCGTTCCTGGTGGGTGCTGAGAGAGTCGAGACAGACTGTGTCGCCGATGAAGACTATCCGGTCTGGTTTGGTCTGGGCGGCATGGCGGCCCATCCAGGTGAACCGCCGCTTGTCGCGGGTCGGGTTGTCATGCGGGTCTCCGATGGCCAACACACTGACCATCGGCCCTTTACGCTTCGCCATAGTGCCCCCTTATCGGGCCGCGTGCTTTCGCTCGAGGAGTAGGATCTCCATCTGGGCTTGAAGCCGGGCCACACCCTGCGATACCTTGATCTGGTCTAGTCGAGTCTCGGACAGTTGTGCCTTCATGATCCCGAACTCGACGTAAAGCGTCAGCGCGACAACCGCGACTGCCAGCATCCCGCCAAGTAGAGTCATGATGTTCCCGAAGGTGATTTTCGGGTCGAAAGTGACACTAGACACCAGAGCCCCCAGCCTACCCATCGGTTTTACCTTTTCTGTGGTTAAGGCTGCCTTAAACCTAGTTACCGTTGAGCTTTACGATTTCCTGAGCATAGGTGTCGTAAAGACCCAGCACGCGTTGTCCGCAGCCAGCCTTCTCGATCTCGCTACGGCGCAAGGCCGCGACGAGCTTGAAGACCTGCGACTGCGTCAGGACCTTACCCTTGGGGGTAGGGACCAAACGCTCGAAGCAGTCGCGAACGTCCTGAGGGATTTCAGGGGGGTTAGCGAATCTCGAATGTTCGTTGCAGCCGACGAGTAGTGTCAGCGTCAAGGCCGCAGTTAGGAACATCTTTGACCTTTGGGGCATGTTCTTTCACCTTATCATCGAACGACTTAAGCTTGTCTTGGAGCTTTACTCGCGTGACCTCGTCGGCCTTGCGGACGGCGTCATCAATCGAGATCTTCTTCTGGAGGAACTCGATCTCTCGCTGGAGCTTGCTGACGCTGTAGCGGGCCTCGCAGTCGGCGCGGCCCTTGTAGTAGGTGAGACCGCCGGCCAGGCAGCCGACCGACACCAGCGCCAGGATCACCCGCACGCGGGACATCGCGGCCGGCAGCATGTAGGCGGTGGAGCCGGCGATCACGCCGCCGGCGATCATGAGCACCCCGAAGGTGAGGAAGCTCAGGAGGAACCCCACTGGGTTCGTGAAGACCGAGAACAGCGTGCCGAGACCCATCACTCAGCTTCCTTCTTCTTGGGGGCCCACACCATGTAGATGAGGCCCACGACAGCCAGGACGACGAACAGCGTCTCGAAGAGCGGGGCCGCCGACATCAGCGGTTCCACGGCCTCCTTGAGGTCCGTCGCTTGGTTACCGATCCACTCGAACAGGCCCGTGCCTTGCGTCGCGCCAGCCGCGCCTATGGCGGTTACCGCGCCCTTGACGGTGCGGTCCGGGCGGCGTTTGAACGAGAACAGCGAACGCAGCCACTCGAAGAACCGGGTCAGCCAGTTACCTTTGGGGGTAACCTCGGGCTCGGGCTCGGGCAGCGGCGGGTTCGAGATATCGTCCGGCTCGGGCTTCGGCACGGGCTTGGGCTTGGGCGCCGGCACGGGCTTGGGCTCCTCGCCCCCGTTGTAGGGCGTGTCCTTGATGCGCTTCCACTTGGCGTAGGAGGCCGCCAGCTTCTTGTCGTAGCCGTTGGCGGCGAAGCCGGGTCCGTTGTAGCCGCGCGCGAAGCCCGCCCAGTTGTGGCTCTTGAGGTGCTTGGCGAGGTTGGCCGACTTGATGAAGCGGATCATGGCCTCGAGGTGGTTGTCCTCGTCCTCGATGAAGTCCGCCACCATGGCTTGGGGCGTGGCGTAGCCCGCCTTGCGGTGGTTCTCGCCGAGGATCTGGCCGAGGCCCCATGACGCTGCCTTGAGCGCCGCGGTCTCGTTGATCTTCATCGCCTTGAGGAGGCGCGGGTAGCTGTCGGCCGGGTAGTTCCGTTTCCACTTCGGGTAGGCGAGGCCCGCCTTCACCGCTGCGTCGCGCTGCGGGCCCGACAGGTTGCGGTAGAAGACATGCGGCTCGAACAGCATCTTCGGCCGGCCCTGCTTGTCAAAGCCGGTGCCTGCAGCCTCGACGTCGAGGATGGCGTGAACCTCGTCCTCACCCACACCGATCATCCTGCCGACGCGGGGGAGGTCGATATCCTCTAGGCGCTTGGCCCTACCCTTGAAGTTCACTCAGGCCTCCCCGCCTCGGCGCGACGCCCAACCACCGGCTCAGGCCGGTTGCGGGCTTCCTCGGCACGCGCGACGTCCTCGCCAGCCCAGCGGTCAGCCAGGAGGTCGAGGGCCTCGACGACGTCGACGAGCCGGATCACGGTGCCGCTGGCGAGCGTCACGGTCTCGTTGGCGACCTCGCCAGACGCGCGCTCCACCGGCCGCTCTGCACGGCGGACCGAGAGGAGCTCGTTGTTCTGGGCGCGCCCGAGCACCTGGCGGCGCACGGAGAGCGCGTAACTGCCATCCTGGCGGACTGTGAGGATGGCGCTCTCGAGGCGCTCTTCCTCTTTGACGACCGGCTTGGCGATGGTGCGGGTAACGGCCATGGTAGCTCCTTAGGTGTCAGTCATGATGGTCTTGATGGTGCCGTCGCCGAAGATGACCTTGAGATCGCCATCGGCGGTGTCGACGTAGATCTTCGCGACGCCGGAGGTCGCGCTGGGCGCGGTGATGGCGTCCTCGATCCAGAGGCTCTTCATGCGTACGTCGGCCCACGCACCCGAGGTGTAGTCGTAGACGTTGAGGCGCGTGCCGAGCGGCTGGAGGTTGATCTGGTTGCCGCCGGCCGGGCCGATGGCCATCCAGCCCGACTTGAACACCGCGAAGGTCTGCACGCCGCCGATGAGCATCTCGACGAGCTTGGAGTTGGCGCCGGAGTTCGTGTCGGTGAGACTCAGCTTTATGGCCGTGAAGGTTACGCCTGCGTTGTCCCAGCCTTCGCTGATGTTCAGGGCCGAGACATCGGTGGTTCTGGCAGAGGTCCAGGAGGTGTTTAGAGCCCTGGCCCTGATGGGAGCATAGTTACTCGCGGAGTGGGTATAGAACTCGACGGTGTCACTGGTGCCAGGGTAGACCTGGCCACCGGCAGAGCCCGAGCCCACGAAAAACGCCCCGTCCTTGCGGACCTTGAACTTGCTCGTCCCGGCAACCATCAGGTCCAGCAGCGCGGAGGCTGCGGCCGACGCGGTGTCGGTGATGTTGAGGGAAATACCCTGGAAGGTAACTCCCGCGTTGTTCCAGCCCTGCGCCGTCTCGAGCACGGGCTCGTTGGCGGTCTTTGCGGCCGCACCGGCGTTGGTGAGGTTGAGTTCCTTCGCAGCGAGACTCGCGTACTCAGACCCGCTCTCGGCGATAAGGTCGAGGTGGTTGGTGTACGGCGCGAGCTGCAGTGAGTAACCCGTACCGCCCAGATAGATCGCGCCGGCCTTGCTGAGGAAGAACTGACTGACCCCATCCACCTTGAGGTTCATCAAGGCGGACGTGTAGTAGTTCGACGCCGTGTCGGTGACGTCAATCTCGAGCGCGGTGAAGGCACCCGCGGCGTTATTCCAGGTCGGCGCGATCTCAAGCGCTACCTGGCCGCTTACCGTCTGAGTGGCGGGCGTGATCGTCGTGCCGAACTCGCTGACCGTAGCGCGCGTAGTGCCGCCCGTCTTGAACAGCACGCTCGCCGAGGTGCTCTCGCCGGCGTTGATGGCGAAGTCGCGCGACACACCCGTGCCGCTCGCGCCCGTCGACATCGTGTAGACGTTCGACGCCCACGACGCGGTCATACGCTCGTAGTCCGTCTCGTAGATCGAGCCGAGGTTGTAGGAGCGCCAGAACTTGATCTCGTCGTACTGGAAGGCCGGTGACGTCACCGAATTCGAGAACCCGGTCGAGCCCGGCGGCAGCGCTGCCGTGTTCGAGGAATTGTACTTGCCGCCGTGGATAACGTGGCCGGATGAGCCGACGGGCGCGGTGCCGGTGTAGCGGGTGGCGCTGAAGGTCGTGCGTCGGACGTGGCCACCATACTGCGCCAGGAAGAACTGAGTGAAGGTCACCGCCGCGGTGAACTCCGGCACACAGGCTAGTTCGATGAAGCCATCCTCAGAGGCGAACAGGACGTAGTCGCAGTTGGCGTTGATCTTGAAGCTGGTCTGGATGTTGATGATGCCCATCCGATAGGCCTGGATGCCCCAGGTGCAGCTCCCAAGCTCGCAGCTCGTGAGGACGACGCGCGAGCCAATGGACGAGCTGACCGCAGTCCAGCCCGGACCGGGGTTGAACTTGAAGCCCTGGAACTCGAGCCTGATCGGGTAGACGACATCGACATAGCCGGTGAGGGTCACGTTACCCGGGGTCGTCGTGTCGCCGGCAAGCGTGATGCGCTCCCAGCCGGTGTAGCGGTGGCCGCTGATGGTGACCGCGGCGGCGTAGGTGCCGTTCTCGACGTCGATGGTCAACGTCTTGCCGTTGCCATCGGTCTGCTCCGCGTAGGTGAACGCGCGAGCAATCGTCGCCCAGGGCAGGGCGAGCGTGCCGTCGCCGGTCGTGTCGTTGCCGGTCGTGCCGTTGACGTAGACCGTGGTGTTAGCCGCGACCTTTGGCTTGTAGTAGGTGTCGATCTGAAGCACCGTCCGCGCGGCAGCGGTGCTCGCACTGCCGACGATTGAACGTCCAGTCGCGGTGAAGTCCGCCAGCGCCCACGCGCCCGCGCCCGTGGAATAGGGGACCTTGTCGGCGGCCGAGGTGAGCCCCGCGATGGCCGCGAGGTCTGCGTCGAACGGCATGACGTTGGTGCCCGGCACGAGGGCGAGCGTGGCCTGCATCGCGGCCTGAGAGCCGTCGTCGAGGAGCGAGCGCGCCAGGGAGGTGAGCCCGGTCATCGCCCACGTGCCTGCGCCAGTGGCGTAGGGCATCACGTCGGCGGCCGAGGTCAGCGCCGCGATGGCCTGGAGATCCGTGTCGTAGGCCTGCACGTCGCTGCCGATGGCCAGCCCGAGGTTGGTGCGCGCGGTAGCCGCGTCGCTCGCCCCAGTGCCGCCGTTGGCGACCGCGAGGTCGTCACCAGACCAGTAGCTGTTGTCGATGGTGTTGAGCGCAGCGAGCGAGCCCGGCGCGCCGCCACCGCGGACGTTCTTGCCCGTGATGCCGTCGAAGACCGCGAAGTGGCCGTCGGTCGAGCTCGGCGGGCCGAACATGTCGCCGCCGGAGCCGTCGTTGCCCTTGTTGCCGGTCGCGGCGAAGGCAAGCGCAAGCCGCCCAGCGAGCGGGCCGTTCGAGGCGACATGCGACACGGGGACCTTGTGGTACCCGGAAGCCACAGTCACGGTCCCAGTGATCGTGAAGTCAGCGAAGCGCGACGGGTTGTCGGCCTGCACGATGCGCAGCCGCCCCTTGTCGTTGGCGTTCGTCGTGTCGTCGAGCGAGTTCAGCCACGCCGTGATGTCGTTGGAGTTGGCGTCGAGCGTGTCGATGTAGAGGTAGGACGCCGAGCCGTACGTTGCATGGTTGATGCGCAGCTTGCCGGTGCCCGGGTCGCTGTCGGTCGTGCTCGAGTCGTAGTCCAGGGGGACGCCAACGGCCGGGCCCTGCGCGCCCGTCTCGCCCTGCGGGATACCGAAGTCGAGGACGGCGGCGGCCGAGGTGCCGGTGTTGCTGACGGTTGCCGAAGCGCCGGGTGCCAGGGTGGAGACTGCGCCCACGGCCACAGTAGCCGCCGCGCCGGCGGTACCCTGGTCACCCGCGCGGGTGAACTGGACCGCGAGGACAGCGTCGAGCGCCATCGTGCCGCCGTGGTCGACGTGGCCGATGGGGATCGTCTTATAGGCTCCGTTGTCTATAACGGATCCCGTGACCTTATACGCAACGTAGTTCGTCGGGACGGCGGTATCGAACACGATGATCGTGCCCTTATCGCCGGGGTTTGTGGAGTCGTCCCACGCGTTGAGGATCGCCGCGATGGCGACCCCGAGCTGGTCCGTCTCGTTGATGTACATGTTCGTCGCAGCGACGACGTTCGCCGACGAGATGCGAAGGTAACCGACGCCAGGATCGGCCGCGGTGATCCCGGTGTCCCACTTGTAGGAGAAGCCGGCCGGACGGCCTTCTTCGCCTACCGCGCCGCGCGGGATGCTGAAGTCGAGGATCGCAGCGCTCGAGGAGCCTGCATTGGTGACGGTGGCCGAGCCGCCGGCTGCGCCAGTGACGACGTTGCCCACCGCGACCGTGGCGGCTGCGCCGGTCGTACCGGTGTCGCCCTTATCGCCAGTGCGGCTGAAAGTCAGCGCGAGGACCGCGTTGTTGGCGAGCGTGCCGCCGCTGGCGATGGCGACCACCGGGACCGTGTTCCAGACGCCGTTGTCGACGATGGAGCCGTTCACCCGGAACGCGGCGAAGTTCGCCGGGTTGGCGGTGTCGACGATGGTAACGATGCCCTTGAACGCGCTTGTGCTGTCGTCCCAGAGGTCGAGCAGCGCGGCAATGCCGTTGCCGTAGCCATCCGCCTCAGAGATGAAGAGGACGCTGGCCGTGGCCGGGGAGAGCGAGTTGATCTTGACCTTGCCCGAGCCGGGGTCCGACGTGTCGGTGGCGATGTTCCAGAGGTACCGGATGCCCGCCGGGAGACCGGCCGTACCCGTCGCGCCCGTAGCCCCTGTAGCGCCCGTAGCGCCGGCAGGGATGCCGAAGTTGAGGATGGCCGAGTCGGAGGTGCCCACGTTCGCCACGGTCGGCGTAGCGCCCGCTGCGAGGCCCGTGACGGTACCCACGGCCACTGTGGCGGCGGTGCCACTGTCGCCCTTGTCGCCGGTGCGGATGAAGTTGACGGTGACGTTGGCGGCGTTGGCGAGCGTGCCGCCGTTGGCCACCCAGGCCACCGGGACGCGCTTGAACGCGCCGTTGTCCACGAGCGCGCCGTTGACCGAGTAGATCGCGAAGTTCTGCGGGGCGTCGCGGTCCTGGATGAGGATCGAGCCGCGGACCGCCGACGTGGAGTCGTCCCAAGTGTTCAGGAACGCATCGACCGCGCCCGTGTTGGCGTCGGTCTCGTTGATGTAGAGGTGGGTCGCGGCAGAGAGCGACGCGGAATTTGCGCGCACCTTACCTGCGCCAGGATCCGATTCGGTGACGCCAGTGTCCCAGGTGTAAGCGATACCGGCTGCGCGGCCAGCCGCCCCGGTAGCTCCCGTGTCGCCCGTGTCGCCCTGCGGGCCCACGTCGCCTTGGGCGCCCTGGATACCCTGGATGCCCTGCGGGCCAGCGTTGCCCGTCGCGCCCGTCGCGCCCGTCGCGCCCTTGATGTTGGCCACGAGCACGTACGCGCCGGTCTGCTTCTGGTAGACGTCAGCGTTCGAGGTGTTGAGGTAGAAGTCGCCGTCGGCGCCGAGCGCTCCCGAGGGGGCACCGATGCCCGAGCGCCACACGCCGCCGGACGCGCCCGCCGCGCCGGTCGCACCGGTGTTGCCAGTCGCGCCCTTGATGTTGGCGATGACCGAGTAGGCGCTGCTCGCCTTGTAGTAGATGTCGTAGGTCGTGACGTTCAGGTAGAAGTCGCCGTCCGCGCCGAGCCCGTTCGAGGGAGCTCCCGCGCCCTGACGCCAAGTTGCGCCAGCCGCTCCGGTCGCGCCCGTCGGGCCCTGCGAACCGGAAACCACATGAACGTGCCCCATCCCTGGCTTTGCCACGGTCAGTCCCCCATCATCTGAAGTCTTGCGGGAATACCCAGGGCTGGTCGCCCCGGAACCGCTGCCCGTTGTCGACCCGGGCCTGATTGATCGCCTTACGGAAGCGTCGGCCGTGGTAGGTGGCCATGCGCTCGTTGCTGTACGGCTTGCCGAGGTGCGACATCATCCGGCCAAGCACGCCATCCAAAATCCCCTGGTAGTACTGGGTCCAGTATTTCTCCGGCAGAAGGTCAGCGGTCGCCACGCTGTTGAGCGGGACGAAGTCCATCTCCACGAACAGGGGCGTGGTCGCGTCGACGAGGTCCGGCACGGTCGAGAGCGACACGATCTCGGTGTCGTCATCGAAGACCGCGTCCGTGAGGTCCAGGGTGGCGTGTGACCAGTTCGAGATATTGATGATCGTTTTACCCGCCTGGGTAAGATCGTAGACAGCGGTTCCTGCTACGAGGGTGATCTCGACGGTGTCCGTGTAGATGAACCCCTCGCGGCAGAACTCGTCGATCACGTTGAAGATCTCGAGCTCGAGGACCGGGTCTTTTACGTTGGGCAGCCGGACGCGGAGGGTGTCCACAAGCCGCGTGTAGATGCTCGGCGAGGACTCGGCGTAAAAGTCGTCGCGCGCCCGCATGAGAGCCTGCTGGTAGCGGGTCTCGTAGTAGGCGGCGAGCGGCGGGTTCGTGTACGGCTTGTCGAGCTGGCTCAGGACGCGCGAGAGCGTCCCGTCGATGAGCAGGACATAGTACTCGCTGTACTGGTCGGAGCTCAGCCAGGTGTCGACCGCGGTGCCGCGCGTGGGCGGCGTGGTCTGCAGGTAGTGCCTCGTGAGCTCGTCGATGACGTTGAAGAGCTCGAACGAGATGACCTCGTCGAGGACGTGCGGGGCCCGCGTGCGGATCTCGTTGAAGAAGCCGTCGGTCAGCGCGCTCACTTATCGCCTCCCGACGTCTTTGGGGCCCCGACGAGGGTGACCCGGAAGGCGTTCATGAAGGCGGCGGCGCGCTCGGCGTCGGACGGCTCGGCATCGCGGACCAGGACGCGGCCGGCCACGTAGAGGGCCAGCGCCGGGCGATACTGAAGCGGAAAGGTCACGGCTCCCGTCGAGTAGTCCGGGGGGACGCCGTTCGTGGAGATGAAGATGTCGGGCCGCATGCCGGCAGCAACAAGCACCCCCATGTTGAGGGCGCTGACGTAGGCACTGTCGGCGTAACGGTAGGGGACCGATACATCCTGCAGGAGCGCTCGCGCCTCTGCGATGTAGGCCTCTACTGTAGCGAGTTCGGCCACGAAGATCCCCCGGAAGAAGATAAAAAGAGGGGGTCAGAGCCTGCGGGCGAAAACGCAGACCCCGACCCCCCTAGTTACGCTTACGCCTTGGTGACGATGGCCTGGGCGAGAGCCTGACCGTCGAGCACCTTGTAGCCGTAGACCTGGAGGCCACGGAGCAGGGTGCCGAAGGTGTTCTCCGAGCGGAGAGTCTCGACCTTGGTCATCTGCGAGGCGAAGGTCAGCGCGTGCGAGTGGCCCGCGAAGATCGCGAACTCGCCAGCGGCAAGACCACCAGCAACGCCGGCCGGGAGCAGGTTGGACGAGTAGATCGTGAAACGATCCACCTGACCGAGCTTGCCGTTGCGGAGCGTCGACACGCCGTCACCAGTCAGGGCCGCGTCGCGCAGCTCCGACATCTTGATGTAGGCGGCAGCCCAAGTCGGAAGGACGACCCAGCGGCCGCTCTCCGGGATGTTCTGCTCGTCGAGAACCGCGCCCAGACGGACGAGGAGGTCGATCATCTCGACCTGGCCGGCAGTCGGGTTGCGAGCAACCGTGGCCAGAGGCGTGGTCGTGGCGCCCAGGTTCCACGCCGCGGAGATCTTACCCGCGGTCGTGCCGCGGTTGTAGGTCGCCGTAGCCTGGTTCACGAGGCCGAGAAGCACCGCCGTGTCGATGGTGATCTTCATTTGCTCTGCAGCGTCTTCGCTGAAGAGGTTCATGAGGTTGATGTCCGCCTGGACCTCCATGACGTCGTCAAGCACCGTGTTGAAGTACTTGGCGTAGTCGATGGAGAAGTCCACCAGGTTCGAAGACGGACGCTCGACGACGAGCGACTGGTTGACCTGGTAGTCGCGGATGGTGACCGTCGGCTTGGTGCGGATCTTCACCTTGTCGCCGGCCTGCTTGATCTCGCCCTCATAGTCGGTGTTGCTGATCGCGGCGAGCACCGTAGAAGCGTAGAACTTCTCGATGATCTTGCCGGACCAGATTTCCGGAATGAAGACGCCCGAATACGCCGGAGACGGGTTAGAACCCGAATAGGCGGTACCTACAGTAATAGCCATGATGTGCCCCCCACAGGCAAGGTTGGTTGATGTTGGCCACCCTTACCTGCAAGGGTAAGGATGAATTACGGAACCTTGAGCCCCGGCACTAGTCCCGCTGCTTGGGCACGCCAGATCTTTGCTTCGATCTTTGCGGCCTCTTCCTCACGTCCGCGGTAGCGCTGGGCTGCCTTGTCGGTGAAGAACTTGGCGATATAGGCTGGGGTGATGTCGGAAAGGTCTTCAGGGCCCGACGCTGGGTCTGGCGCTGCGGACTTGGCTCTGCCTGGTGCCGCGAGCTCTTCCAGCGGGGTCTTCGGAGCCTCTGGGGCCCGAGCCGGCTGGTTACCTGCGGGGGTAACGGCAGCGGTTTCTTGCTTGAAACCTCTGAAGAACGCCGCGCACCGCGGGGCGTCTCCTGCATTCCAAGCAGAGATAAGCATATCGTGGCGTTTTTGTCCAGAATACGCGTCTGGCTCAGCCAACCAGTCCTTGAAGTCCTCGTTGACGTTGATCTGCTCCCAGTCAGGGACCAGCTCAGTCATGCGATTCATCAGTCGATCATGGGCCGAGACCTGGGTGACCCGCTGTACGCCATCCATTTGGTCCTTGAGTCCCGCGATCTCTTTTAGCAAATTGGCGGTTTTCTGCTCGGCAATAGCCTCCGCCTTGCGAGTGACCAGGCTTAAGAAATCCTTGCCGTAGGCCTCTTCCTCCTCGGGAGTGAACCCGGGATCGGCGGCCGGCGCCGGCGCAGGGGTCGGTGCGGGCTTGCGCCGGAGGTCGATGATCTCCTGGCGAAGCGCGTGGACCTCGTCCATCAGGCCGTCTACCTGGCGCTCGAGCTTCTCGCGGCGGCCGCGCTCAGAGCGGTATTTTTGCTCGAAGTCGTCGCTCTTGGCCTCGACCTTCTGCTCCTGGACCAGGGGTGCTTCCTGTTTCGGCTCTGGGGCCGGCTCAGGCTTCACCTCGGCGACGGGCGGGGTCTCCGCCTTCACCTCTGGCTCTGGGACCTGTTCCACTACGGGGGGAGCAAGGAGTTCGTCGGCTCGTTTCGCTGCGGCCAGGACGGCGGCAGGGACCTTCACGCTCGGATCAACCGGAGCGGGGTTAAGGTTTGGGTGCATGAGCTCGCTTCATGTTCTCTAGCTTCTCCACCACCGCAGGAGCTTCGTGCAGCGAGGTCAGGAACGAGCGCATAGCCTGGGCGCGTCCTTGAGCTTGCGGCAGGAGGTCTGGGGTTGCCGAGATGCAGTTGTCGGTGATGGCCGCAGAGTAGCCCGCGACCGCTACGAGGAACTCTTCCCAGGCGACTCGATCTACGCGGAGACCGAGGATCGCCCGGGCGAGTCTTTCTTCGTGGGGCCTAATCACTTGCCCGAACGGCCGGCAGGCATCGCCGAAGCGGACTGCTTGCCGAACATCTTGCCCGAGCCGCCCTTGATGAACTTGCCCGGGTTGCTGGAATCCGACTTGCCGGAGACGCCGGCGGCTTTCACGCCAACGCTCTGCTTGCCGAACATGTGGCCGGAACCGCCCTTCGCGAACGCCCCGGCCTTGGAAGAGATCTGCTTGCTCTTGGCCATTTACTGCTCCTGAGATTGCCCTTGTCGGGCCGGGTGAACTCTGGCGAGCGTAATGGTCCTGACGAAGCCACTCCGGCCAGAGAACAGGTTGTAACCGACGTTCAGTAGCGATTTCCTTAAATGGCTCGCGTAAACGTCGAGTACGTCGTCTGCAGTGCGGGGCGGGTTATGCCCCCACATCTTGGCGACTACGGCCTCCCGGCGGATCGGCGTGCCGATCTTCTCGGAGAGGACGTAGAGAAATTCGGCCTCGGCGGGCCGTAGCTTGGCGAGCACCTCGCCCTCGTACACCAGCGTGTTCGAGTCGAGGTCCACCTTGAGCCCCGGTTCGTGGCGGGGCCCGCCGCATACCGGACAGACCCGGCTCATTACGGGATGACGCCAGAGACGGTGCTGACCGAGAAGGCTCGCCCGACGGCGTTGGTCGCGACGTTGCCGAAACGGACCCGCTTGCCCTGGTCGGCGGCAGCGAGCACGTAGGTGGCCGCATTCGCGCCCGGGATCGGGACGTCGTTGCGGAACCACTGGCGGGTGATCGTCACCGTGTCGTTGTTCGAGACGACCGTGCCGTTGGTGCCCGTAAGGGTCTGGCCGACGGTCTGCGTGCCCGAAAAGGTCGGCACTGTGTCAAACACAGGAATAGACCGCCCCCGCGAGTCAACGCGGTAGCGGTCGGCCTTAGTGGCCTGCGAACGTCCAGCCATTGATGTCCCCCAAGCCGGCTAGGCTATTTTTTACTCTTATACTCGGGCCGGAGAAACATTGCTAGTGCCCCGCTCGCAATTAGCGCGGCGATTACTTCGTCGTCATCGTTTACTACTTGGTTAGTCGTGTCTTTTGCTAGTTGAGCGATAGTCTGCTCGACATCGACTTTAGTCTGGATTAGTATTGGTTTGTCATGTGGAAGCGCCTTGAGAATGTCCTCATCCCGGATGGGCTCTGGCGGTGTCTCCTCGACGCGTTCCTGTGGCTTGGGTTGCTGCTGCTCTGCGGCCTCGGCCTCTGGCTCGGGCTGCTCCTGCAAGTGTTGGGTGGGTAGATTGTGAAGATCAAGGACAGGTTCGGACTGCGGCCGGCTCTTCAGCGCAGGCTGCTCGACGACCGGAAGCTCCGGGCTGAGACTCTCCGCAACGGGGTCTTGGACCGGCTTCGGCGCGGCCGGAGCCTCCTCGTCAAGAAGCTGTTTAAGCGACTTGACACGTAGAAGTTTGCGCTTGCCCGGGCGGGACCGCGCCGCCGGCGTGAGGATGTCGTAAGCGACGAAGATATCGCTGCCCGACTCCGACGCTGCGAGGGTGCCAGTAATATCCTCGAGCACCGTGCCAGTGATCGACGCGGTGTCCGTGCCGGTCTCGATGGCGGCGAGTCCGCCGCTGACCAGGACGTTACCTCCGAAGGTAGCCGTGTCCTGACCGACCTCGGTGGCCGAGAGAGTTCCAGCGACGACCGGGCCGCCGGTGATCGACGCCGTGTCCGGGCCGCTGTCGGTGGCGCTGAGCGCGCCACTAGCACCTTCAACTTCGACGTTACCCGTGATCGCCGCGGTATCCGTGCCGCTGTCAGTGGCGGCAAGGGTACCCGTGATAACCACCGCACCAGTGATCGCCGCGGTGTCCGTGCCGCTGTCGGTGGCGCTGAGCGTACCGGATA